CGACGATCGACTCGGAGACGTTCACGTTCTCTCCGGATGACGACGAGCCGGATTCTCTCGCCGGGACGTACGGGCTGAAGCCTCCGATCCATCCTGGAGGGAGGTGCGTACTGGCACCCATCGTCGACTGACGACGTCAACGCCGATGACGCCCGCTGGGGCCGAGGTCCAGACCCAGCACAGGACACGCAGTTTTCCAACACATCACGATGCTATGAGTCACGCACAAATCGAGAGCCGTATCGCCGGCCTCGCCGACCCAGATCCGCCGGATCCCGACGACGAGTCGGCGCACCGGATCTCGGGCATTGCAATCGGCGCGGGCGATGTCACCAACGGCCTCCACGGCAAGAAGTACTGGGGCGCCGAGGAGCTCCAGGAGGCAGCGGCCTCGCTCATCGGCACGCCGGTGAAGGCGCTCCACTCCGAGCAAGAGGTGGGCGAGATCGTCGACGCCGGCTATCTCCCGGACCGTGGCGTTGTCTACGAGGCCGCCCTCACCGACGCCGAACTTGCGAAAGGCGTCGACAACGGCCGGCTCACCGTATCGATCGAGGCGGACCACTACGACGGTGGCAACGTCGAGACGTCTCGCGGGACAGCGATGGCCGCCACCGGGATCAACTTCACCGGGATGGCGATCGTCCAGCGCGGGGCGGCGCCATCGGCGACGGCCGAGTCGGGCGAGGCGGCCGCGCTCTCGCCCGCCGAGATCCATGACGCGCTCGCCGGCGATGGCGGCGTCGACATCAACGCAGACGGAGCTCCGGACACCGCTGACGGAGCGGAGGCCGCACTCGCGGATATTGAGGAGATCGACATCGGCGACGTCGTCTCGTGGCGGACCGGCAACGGCACGCTCGCCTACGGGAAGGTCCGTGGGTCGATCGAGTCGGGATCGTACGACGACGTCTTCGACATCGACCGGCGCGTCACAGCGCCCGCGATCCTCGCCGTCCGGTATCGGCCGGGGCAGGGCAACACGTGGGAGTCGACCGAGACGCAGGTCGCGCGAAACCCGGACTCGGTGACGCTCCTCGAGAACTTCCCTGCCGCGCCGGCTCAGGAGTCGACTGCGGATGCGTCCCACTCAGGCGACGGCCGGGATGACGTCCCGGCGTCCTCGTCGGCAGCGCTCGCGGGCGACTACGAAGAGGGCGAAACTGTCCAGTGGGACTGGGGCGACGGCACGGCGTACGGCCGTGTCGCTGAGAGGGCCGTCGACGAGGGCGTCCTCACCCGGACGTTCGACGGAACCGAGGTCACCCGCGATAGCGACGAGGAGCCGGTGCTCGTTCTCGATGTCTGGCGGGGCGAGCCGGACGATGCTGACGGCGAGGGCGAGTACGAGGGACAGGCGCTCCAGTACGAGTCTAGAGTCGGATCTTGGGACGCCCCCGAACGGGCGCAGATGGCCGAACCCACAGCTGACGACCCCGTCCCACCGACGATGTGCCGGGAGTGCGGCGAGCGTGAGCGCACGTTCAACACGATGCGGTGTCCGGCCTGCCACTCCGAGATAAGCGAGGATGATCACCCGCCGCTCGCCACGGCTCCCGACGAGGAAATCGAGGCGTGGCGCGACCAGCAGTCGGCCGCCGCCGCGATCCCGTACGAACCCACGAACGTCTCGATCGACGACATCACCGCCGACGACGGACCGGGCTTCACCGACGACGAGTGGAACGGCGACGACGTCATCGCGTCGCTGCCGAACCCCTCGGACTCCGAGGAGGCCACCGACGTCCTTGACCGGACGATGGCCGTCGTCCCGGCCGATGACGACGCCCGGGACGTCAAGTCCAACTGGAAGGCACCGTTCCGCGCCGGCGTCGATGCCCCGGTGAACACGCGGGCGCTCGTCGCGATCGATGGGGCGCTCTCGGGCGCTCGGGGCGGCTTCGACGGCCTCTCCGAAGAGACTGAGTCGGCGCTATCCGAGTGGACGCAATCGCTGCTTGAGGCGGCGCGGGACGACAGCTACGGCGCGACCGACGCCGAGGCGGCGCAGTCGGCAACGGCGACCGCTTCCCCAGCGGCCGATGACGGCACCGGGCCCGAGGATGCTGGGCGCACTGACACGGACGCGAACACCACTGTAGATTCCAATCACGATTGTGAACGCGGTGCAGCAGCTGCATCGCGGGAGCCAGACATGGGAGACGACGACAACACCACTGACCCGGACGTGACCGAGCTCAAGGCTCGGCTGTCCGAAAAGACCGATCGCATCGACGACCTGGAGGCCGAGCTGTCGGAGCTCCGGGACGAGAACGAGACGCTGGAAGCACGCGCTGCGGCCGTCGACGAGGCCGAAAGCGCGTTCGCGGCGGCGCTCGCCGAGCACGTCCCGCGTGACGCGGAGGCGCTGCAGGCGGACCTGTCGCTGAGCCAGCTGCGTGAGTGGCTCGAGGACATCGACGAGGCGAGCGTTGAAGACGCCGCGGCCGCCGAGGCCGACGTCCGCTCCGGCGCGGGGACGGAGACAGCCACGCTCTCGGAGTCCGATCGCGAGCGCAAGCAGGAGCTCGAAGCGAAGCTCTCCGAGCTCAACGACAAGGAGGGCATGCTCGCCGAGAAGGAGCGCGACCGCCTCGAAGCTGAACTCGCCGACCTGACTGGAGGTGGCGCATGAGTCTCAAGCCCGGGCAGAGCCACAAGGGCGACGCCCAGCATACCGAGACGCGGATCGCTGCCGAATCGCTGGAGTCCGGTGCCGCCGTCGCACTCGACGCGAATGACGAACTCGTCGCCGCTGACGACACGAACGACACGACCGTCTACGGCGTCGCCGGCTACTATCCGGATGGGATCGAGGCCGGCGATGACGTGCTCGTCACCTACTCCGGGCCGGTCGTCGCCGACGTCGCTGCCGGCGTCGGTGGCGGCGTCGTACTCGGCGCGTCGGCGACCGAGGGCCAGCTCGCCGCTGGCTCCTCGGCGAAGGGGATCATGACGATGTACGCGGAGGGGGCTGCGCCGAACGGCATCCCCGACGTCCCCGGCGGGTACGCGCACGTCGACGTCTGAACTGACCACACACCACCACTAGCAGATCACACGAGGACTTTTAGATGGCACTTCCTGACATCGAGCAGATTGTCGACCCGCAGACCGTCCGTGAGGCGGCTGCGGATCGGATCGAAGCACAGACCGTCGTCCGTGAGTTCTACCAGGAGCCGCCGGGCGGGATCCCGGATGGCGCGGGCAAATCCTACCAGATCCCGGTGCCCGCCGAGGAACTCGGCGAGCCCGAAGAAGTCGAGCCTGGCGCGGACACGACCTACGACCGCGAAGAGTACGGTCGCCCCGAAGTCGTCCGGCAGATCTTCAAGAAGGGGTCGAAGATCCCTGAGGAGGACATCAACGACAACATCTTCGATCTCCTGCAGGATCACCTGGACGGCCACGCGAAGAACATGTCCAAGCGCCTCGACCGGGCCGCGTTCGCGGTCCTCAACGCCGCCGCCCCGGCGGCGAATGCCGTGGGCGACGACGACGGCACGCTGTCGTTCACCGACATCAACGCCGGCGTGACTGAACTCGCCCAGCGCGGCGACGACGGCTTCACCGCCGACATGGCGCTCGTCGGCCCCAGCGGCAAGGAGGCGCTGATCAACTATCTCGCCGAGCGCGGTACCGACCTCGGTGACGAGGCCGTCCAGAATGGCGAGCTCGGCGAGTTCGCCGGTATCCGGTTCATGTTCTCGAACAACGTCACCGTCGGCGCCAACGAGGCGATCGTCGTCGACACCGACGAGTTCGGGTACGAAGGCGAGTGGCAGCCCGTCGACACGGACCAGACCACCGATTTCGACGCCGACGCGATCAAGATGAAGATCAAGGCGGCGTACGGCTGGACCGAGAAGTTCGGAGATGCGGCTGTGAGAGTCCAGGGCTGATCGCCCATGCCTGAAGACGCCCAGCGGCTCCACATCGCTGACACCGAGCGAACCGATCCGGACTTCTCCGGGGCGTTGTCGTTCGGTGCGCATCCCGATGGTGAGCTCGCGTTCGAGGACGGCGTTGCGATGGCGTCGGTCGACGTCGCCGAGGCGATCGCCGACCAGTATCCGAATATCGAACTCGGCGGGAGCGTCGCGACAGCCGACGTCAACGGCGTTAGTGGGAACGAGTCCACAGCGGAGGCCGGCGATGAGGCGGGGCCGCCGTTCGCCCCGAGTGAGTACTCCGTCGACGATCTCCGTGACAAGCTCGACGCCAGCGACTACGGCGTCGACGCGCTGGAGGCGCTCCGCACGGCGGAGACGACGGGTGACAACCGCACGACCGCCCTCGAGGCGATCAGCGACGCACTCGACGCTGTGGAGGGGTGACTGAGTCATGGCCTACGACGCCGAATCGGACCTCAAGTACATCGAGGGCCTCGACGACATCCCGCTGACGGGGCCCGATCTGTGGGCGGACGACACCGCCGCCAAACTCGATAAGGCCGAGACCGCCGAGGCGAAGCTCGAAGCCGACGTCAACGACGGCCAGCCCATCGACGAGGCGACGCCACTGCACGCGAACGCCGCGAACGCTTACGCATCGTACCTGCTTTTCATCGGTCCTGAGCATCCCGAAGACGCACTCTCGGGGCAGATGTACGGCGGCGCTGGCGACGACACGATGGAGTTCGCCACCGAGGTCCACGATGTCTACCGCTCGCTGCGCTCAAGCATCGAGACCTCCGACGCCGACGAAAGCAGCGACGACACCAACGTCATCTACTCGGCGTGAGGTGAACTCGTGCGCATCGACGGCTTCGACGAGGCGGCCGATGAGTTCGTCGACTTTGCGGAGGGGCTTCGCGACGTCGCTGACAACATCGATGGTGCAGTCGACGAGGGCGTCAAGACAACCGCTTTCCAGATCGAAGGGACAGCCAAGCGGAAGGTCTCTGTCGACACCGGTGCGCTCCGGGCAAGCATCGAGGCCCGCCGGTTGGACATCGGCGCATGGGTCGTCGGCGCGAAGACCGAGTATGCCGCCGCGGTGGAACTCGGAACGGCGCCGCACGTCATCACCCCAGACGATGCCGATGCCCTCGCGTTCGAGGGCCAGGACGGAGCGCTCATCTTCCGGCAGCGCGTCGAACACCCCGGCACGCCGGCGCAGCCATACCTCGGACCAGCATTCCGCGCCCACGAGTCCGACCTGACGCAGAACATCAGCGATGAGATCGAGCAGCTGTTCGCGAGGTTTTTGTAACCAATATGACGCCACAGGAGGTCCTCGACGCGATCGTCCGTGCCCTCGAGCAGTCGCCGGGCTTCGATGGGGGCAGCTACGCAACAGAGGAGCTAGATCCCTCGGGCGCGGGCAACCGCTACGAGCAGCCGATCGTGACGCTGCAACCCACGTCGACAGTCCGCGCGGACCAGTGGAACACTGACCGCGTCGGCTACACGACTGACGACCAGGGCAACCGGACGGGCGAGATCTACGAAGCGACGTTCGATCCGATGGACGTCCAGGCCGACATCTGGGTCGCCGCCGGGAACACGCAGCTCGATGCGACGGCGCTCGGCGGCGATTTCAAGCGAGCGCTGTACCGGCACGACTCGCAAGGGCCCGAGGAGCCCTTCCCAGACGGCGATGGTGGCACCGTCGACGATCTCGAGGAGTTCTTGATCGGCGAGGGGCGTCGCCAGGACGACCTCGCCGGGCCGGGCGTCCGCCGCTGGCGGCACGATCTGACCGTCGCGTTCACGATGCGCGTCACGACCGACGTCGAGTACGTCGAGGTCGTCGACACACCGACGAGTGGTACCGCCACGGGCGGCTCCGAGAACGAGGCTGGCGTCGCCATCGAACTAACCGTTTCTTGATTGATACAATATGACAACGTATGGGAATCCGTCTCGGATCTCCGTGGACGTCGAGGGCGGCGGCATCGGGGCACTTGACCTCGACACCGTTCAAAAAGTCGTCCTCTTCGGCCGCGGCGATCCGAGTAGTGGTAGCGCACAGACGAACGACCCGACGCGTGTGTCGAGCGGCGGCGAACTCGCCGAGACGTTCGGCGCCGACACGCAGCTTGTGGAGCTCGCTCGCGGGGCGGCTGGCAACGGCGTGTCGTATGACCTGCTCTACGGCGTCATGCCCGAGCAGATCAACACGACCGACACGATCGCCTCCGAGCAGGCGACGCTCGATACCGCGCCGATCGTCGAGGACGCATCGCTGGTGACGGTCACCAACACCGTGTCCTCGACCGAGCAAACGCCGGTCTGGCGGTACGAGTTACCGATCGACACGCCCGATATCGGGGCCGAAGAGGTGGCGATCAACCCCCTCACGGGCGATGTGTGGACCGGCTCGACCGACGAGCACGAGTTCGAGTACGAGTACCTCGACTGGCAAGCGGCCTTCGACAGCGCGTCGCAGGTCATCCAAGAACAGGAGGACGGGCTCTGGTACGTCCGATCGGAAGCCGAGTCGGTGCTCACCGACGCCATCGCGACGGCCGCACCGCTGCGAGAGTCGCAGTGGAAGATGATTCGCGTCGCCGGCGACGCCGAGCCCAACATGACGGCCGCCGACGGGAGCGCCCAGATCGACGTCGGTAGTTACGAGGCGTCGCTCGACGATGACGCACTCTTCGTCTTCGGGCCGGTGCGACAGGCGACCAGCGAGGGCCCCGTCTCGGGCGGCCTCGCCGGCGTCCTCGGAAGCCGGTCGCTCGACGAGTCGATCCTCGGTGCGTCGCTGACCGGATACGGGAGTCTCGATCAGACGCTCCCCGTGCCGGATCAGGAGGCCCTCGAGTCGGCCGGCGTCATCCCGCTGTCGAATACGGGGGCGCCAACGATCGAGGGCAACCTGTCGACGTCCACCGCGACCGATTACACACGGTCGTACTTTATCCGCCGGCTCGCGGATCGGCTAATCTTGGCGGCTCGGGCCATCGCCCGGGCGGTCCGTGGCGACGTCAACAACGACCGCACCGAGCGCGTCGTTGAGGGCCGACTTGGTGACGAGATTGTCGATCTCATCGACGATGGCTTGCTCGAACCGAACACGCAGACCGAACGCAACTGGTTCGTCGACGCGACGCAAGACGCACAGAACCCTCGCAAACTCGAAGTTAGCTTCGGGTTCACGCCGGAGGGCATCGTCGATACGGTCACGTTCGACGCCACGGTGAGCATCTAACTATGAGGTCACAGGTATGAACAAAAACGAAACCGGCAAGGACGGTGAACTCACCGTCCAAACGGACAACGGGACGCGTACCGTGCCGTTCACGAACGCCGACTACGAGATCAGTTACGACATCGCTGAGTCGGAGTTCAACGACGAGATGGAGAAGCCCTCGGCCTACACCGGCAAGCGGGCCTCGGGGACGATCGAGGCCGAAGGCTCGAAGGCCGAACTCAAGGCGCTCTTGATGGACGATCAAGGGATGCCCGTCGAGGACATCCGCATCGAGATCGTCGGCAGCGAGGGCGGCGATCGCTTCACGGAGGTCAAACTCGAGTCCTTCGGACGGGAGTTCCCCGGCGGCGACAAGACAACGACTGAGATTCCGTTCCAGGCCGACAAACACCGGCCGGTCAACCTGTGAGTGATCGCCGATGAGTGACGACGCCCTCGACGTCTACGACGAGATCACGGGCGGGTCGCGTGCGAACGGCACGTTCGAACTCTCGCTGGACGACGGTCGAGCGATCGAGTGGGACGTGACGCCGCTGCCGCGCCCCGACAAGAACGACCTGCTGACGCATCTTCCGGACGGGTACTTCGATCCTGTCCTCGATCTCGAAGAGCTTGACGTCTCCGAGGAAGAACTCGACGACATGGACGAGGAGGCAGTCATGTCGCTGTTGAAAGAGAACGACGTCGACCTCGCCGACGCCGCTCGGAGCATGACACTAGACGAGGCCGCGACTCACCGAGCGATAGAAGCGATCGTCAACAGTTTCGAGAATCCGAAACTGAGCGATCAAAAGACAAAGAACCTGCTCAGATCGCAGAATTTCCCCGAAGCGGCGTTCGAGCGCGCGCTTCGCATCGTACTGGAGGTGTCGTCGGCTGATGACGACGTTGTGGACTTTCGCTCGTCGCGATGAGGGCATTCAGTTACTCGAAGACATCGAGCTAACCGGTCTGGGCACGAACGATGTCCGAGACCTAAGCGAGGCGCAGGTCGTGTTTCTGCGGGAGGCTCGGCAGGCGCGTCGAGAGAAGCAGAACCAGCAACAGAGGGGTTAC